ATAAGGTTACAATGACTTTATATTTAACACCAGGAAGCTCACAAGCAGGAGACTTTATAAATTTCTATTACACAAAAAGAATTGATGATGTAGGAGCATATACAAATGCAACAGATGTACCTTACAGATTTGTACCTTGTATGATAATGGGTTTATCTTATTATCTAGCTTTAAAATATGCACCACAAAGAGTTCAAGAATTAAAATTATTATATGAAGATGAATTAAAAAGAGCTGAGTCTGAAGATGGTTCTTCTAATTCTACTTACATTTCTCCTAAAATATATTTTCCAGGGATTAGCTAATGAGTAGTTTTGCACAAGGCAGATTTGCTTTAGCAATATCAGATAGATCAGGTATGGCTTTTCCATATAATGAAATGGTTAGAGAATGGAATGGTGCTTTAGTACACAACTCAGAGTACGAAGCTAAACAACCACAGCTACAACCAAAGCCAACTAATGCAGATCCACAAGCTTTACAAAGAGCAAGACCTGCAAGAACAGAATTTCCAACAGAAGATTTTTTACCGGATAATCCAATTACTACTACGGCTGCAAACACAACTTTAAAAATAGATTTTCCAAATGGTGATCTACGAGTTAATGATTTTGTTAGACTAAGAAATGTAAAATCCCCAGTAGGGGGAGTACCTATTGTTACCGGTGCTGCAGGTCCTGCACTAGAATTGTCTACAACTTTGGATACAGCTGCTACACTTACTGATACAACAATTACTGTACAAACAGGAACACATTTTCCAACTACTGGTTTTATTATGATAGAAAAAGTAAATGCAGTTACAGGTTTATTTGAAAATGAAACAATAGAATATACAGGAAGAAACTTTGAGAATTTTACAGGTTGTACTAGAGGAACAAGTGCACCTTATAGGGGTGTTTCACCACAACCTACAAAAGCAGGAACTCATCCTATCGGGGCTAAAGTTTTTGGTGCCTATAAAGTAGATTCTTTAAATGAAACACAAGTTAGAGGTACCGGTCAACCTGAATTTACAACTCAATTTGATGGTGTAAATGTTACCTTAGCAAGTAATGCAACGTCCACAGAAAAAGGGGGCGGTTTATTATGTACAATCGGACCCATTAATGATAGAGCTTAATTATGGCATATACTTACGCAACACTTACAACAGCAATTAGAGACTACACAGAAGTAGGTGACGGAGTTTTTACTCAAGCTATTATAGATGATTTTATTATGTCTGCTGAACATAGAATTAATATTGATTGTCCTATGGATTCCGATAGATTTGTAGACGAAGGGACGATGGCGGCCAATGTAAATAATATAAGAGTTCCTGGAGGAGCTTTATTTGTAAGAGGTGTGGAAGTATTTAATGTAGCTAACTCTACTGAAGCCGGTACTTGGTTAGAAAAAAAAGATCAAACTTATTTAGCTGAATATATCGGAAGATTAACTGGTACAGAAGGTGATTTAACTGGTCAAAATGTTACTGGAAAACCTAAGTATTATGCTATGTTTGGTGGGGCAACAGGATTAACTGATACTACTTCAGGATCAATTTATTTAGCACCTACACCAGACATTAATTATATATTTAGAATATACTATAACAAGCAAACAGATGGATTATCAGCAAACACTACAACGACTTATATCAGTCAATACTTTCCACAAGGCTTATTACATGCTTGTTTAGTTGAGGCATTTGGTTACTTAAAAGGTCCAATGGATATGTTGACATACTATGAAAATAGATATAAAACTGCAATACAACAGTTCGCAGGAATGCAACTGGGGAGAAGAAGACGAGACGATTACACTGACGGAACAGTTAGGATACAAGTCAAATCACCTTCACCGTAAAATTAACAAGGGGATAAATTATGGCAATAACATCAGCAGTTTGTAATACTTTTAAAACAGAAGCATTACGAGCAATTCACAATTTCACAAATGGTGGAAATACTTTTAGACTAGCATTGTACACAAGTTCAGCAACACTAAATAAATCAACAACTGCGTATACTACATCTAACGAAGTAGCTAATGGTAATGGTTACACTACTAAAGGTGCAGCGTTAACAAATGTAACACCGGCTTTATCTGGTGACACAGCAGTATGTGATTTTTCTAATGTATCTTTTACATCAGCTTCCTTTACAGCTAACGGTTGTTTAATTTTTAATGACACAGCAGCCAATGATCCATCTGTTTGTGCTATTGCATTTGGTGGAGATAAAACTGTAACAAGTGGAACTTTCACAATAGAATTTCCAGCAGCAGACGCATCAAACGCTATACTTAGAATAGCATAGGAGTAGCCCATGTCTGGATGGGGACGATTCACCTGGGGCCAAGCCAAGTGGGGTGAGGACGATTTAGTAGTCACAGGTTGGGGTTCTGATACATGGGGTTTTGAAAATTGGGGAGAATCCTCTCTTGACGTATCATTAACAGGTTTATCAACAACGTCTTCAGTAGGAGCACTTTCAACTGCTGTAGAAAATTTTATTTCATTAACCGGAGTTTCAGCTACATCTGCATTAGGTTCACCCGTTGCAAGATCCGATCTTTCATTAACTCCAACAGGGCTTTCAACAACATCTTCCGTTGGTGCAGTTAATATTAATGAAACACATTTACTAACAGGTTTATCCACTACATCTGCAGTAGGAGCATTAGCTCCACGAACAGATGTTTCATTAACTTTAGCCGGACAATCAGTTTCAACTTCTCTTAATAGTTTAATTATTTTTGCTGGAAGTAATTTAACACCAGCAGGAGTCAGTGCAACATCCGCAGTAGGTTCACTTTCAACTACTGTAGAAAATTTCATTTCATTAACAGGGGTTTCAGCAACATCATCAGTTGGTGCAATTAATATTAATGAAGCACATATTTTAACCGGAGTATCAGCCACATCTTCAGTAGGTGCAATCTCATTAGATGCACAAACAGTAGGATTAGTTGGACAAGGATTACTATTATCTCGATTTGGAACACTATCTCCACAAATAGATGTTTCATTTACTCTGACAGGAGTTTCAACAACCTCTGCAGTAGGTTCTATCTCCCCTGCTTTAACTGAAATAATTATACCAACTGGAGTATCAGCAACGTCTGCAGTAGGTTCAGTTGGCTTCGGGTTAATAGTATTCCCAACTGGGGTAGCAGCAACATCTTCAGTAGGTTCACTTGTTGTTGAATTAGGAGTACCATTAACAGGAGTTTCTGCTACGTCTGCGGTAGGTTCAATTTTACCTGCGGATGTAGTGGGTTTAACTGGGGTATCAGCAACATCTAGTGTGGGTAACGTAGGAACTTTAGGATATAAACATATTATTGCAACACAAAGTGCTGGTTATACAACTATAACCCATGCTTAAAAATTGTTGACTTTATGTATATAAGTAATATAAATTAACAAGCTAACAGGAGAACAAAATAATGGCATCAACTTTTACAAATCTTGGCGTAGAGCTAATGGCAACCGGCGAAAATGCTGGTACTTGGGGAACAAAAACAAACGCTAACTTAAACCTTGCAGAACAATTGCTTGGTGGATTCAAAATTCAAACTTTAAATGCTGCAGGTGCAGGAGCTAACACTACTAATATGTTAGTAGCAGATGGAGCTTTAACAGGTGCCGCTCAGAACAGAGTTATTATTCTTGGTGCAGTATCACCACAAGCAATTACAGGAAACAAAGTTGTAACATTTCCTCTTCTTGCAGAAACTTTTTATTTTATAAAAAACAGCACATCAGGTGCATACACAGTACAGTTAAAAGCAATCTCTGGTTCAGGAGCCACGGTTACTTTTTCAGCAACTGACAAAGGATATAAAGCTGTATATCTTGATGGTGTTGCAACTAACACTGGCGTTATTGAAATACCTTTATCTCCAGCAGATGGTGTTACACTTACAGGAACACAGACTTTAACAAATAAAACTTTAACAGACCCCATAATTGCAAATATTTTATCTGTATCAAATGGAGATGTAAACATAGCTCCTAACGGTACGGGTCACTTAACTGTTAAAGGTAATACAAATCAAGGTACTATTCAATTAAACTGCGAATCTAATTCACACGGCCAAAAAATAAAAGCTGCACCACATTCAGAAAGTGCCAATAATGTTTTAACGCTTCCTAGTACTGGGGGTGATTCTAGATTAGTATCAGCAGCTTCAACTGCTACACTTACAAATAAAACAATTAACGGTTCACAATTAATTAATGCAACAGTACCTCTTGCTAAATTAGCTAATGGTACAGATGGTAACATAATTTCTTATGATGCTAATGGTGCAGTAGTTGCAGTAGCAACAGGAAATTCAGGACAGATTTTAACTTCAGCAGGTTCTGGAGCCCCTCCTACTTTTGCAGACGCAGCAGCAGGTGGAACAGATTGGCAAGCAGTTAAGACAGGCAATTACACAGCAGTAGCTGGTCAAGGTATTTTTGCAAATACAACAAGTGGAGCTTTTACAGTAACACTTCCAAGTTCACCATCAATTGGTGATGAAGTAACTATTGTTGATTATGCAGGAACATTTGATTCAAATAATTTAACTGTTGGCCGTAATAGTCAACCCATACAAGGTTCAGCAGCAGATTTAACAGTAGCAACAGAAAGAGCCGGCTTTACGTTAGCCTACACAGATGGGACTCAAGGTTGGCTTCTAAAAAATAATTAAGGAGTTAAATGAGTATATTTAGAACTATCAGAGGAATGGCCATTAGGTCTTACGCAGGTGATCCAGCTAATCCTATCACGGGACAAATTTGGTATAATTCAGTTACACAAAAATTAAGAGCTAGAAATAATTCAGCTACCATAACAATTACAACGTCTTAAAATTATGACTACTTATAAAGAAATATTTGGAAAATATGTAAGATCAGTATCAAGTGATCCTCCTGCAGCTTTAAGTGAAGGTGAAATTTGGTATAATACAAGTAGTAATACTTTTAAAACAGTAGGCTTTAATTTTGCATGGTCGTCTGGTGGAGCTTTAAATACTGGAAGACAAGCATTAGGTGCAATAGGAACACAGACAACAGGATTAGCTTGTTCTGGACAAATAAGTTCTAATAACAGAACAAATTCAACAGAAGAATATAATGGTTCGTCTTGGACAGCAACTGGAAATGTTGGAAGTGCAAGATATACCATGGGAACGGCAGGTACACAAACATCAGGTTTAATTACAATGGGTTGGGTTGGTTCAGCAACAACTGCTACAGAATTATATAATGGTTCAGCATGGACTGGTGGTACATCGTCAAATACTGGTAGAAGTAATGTAGGATCATCTGGAACACAAACATCTGCACTTATGTTTGGAGGATCTCCCCAAGGTGGAGGAGCAACAGGATCAACCGAAGAATGGAATGGTTCTTCTTGGACTAATCAATCAAGCTTAGGAACAGGTCGTTATCAATTATCTGGAAATAATATTGGAACTCAAACTGCAGGTTTATGTGTTGGGGGTTATTCAGGAAGTGCTAAAGCAAATGTTGAAGAATATAATGGATCAAGTTGGACAGCAGGAGGAGCTTTACCGACTGCTGAAGGAATTGCAGCCAGATATGGATTACAGACTGCGGCAACAATTGCTGGAGGAGGTCCTGGTCCTGCTCCAAATTCAACAGCAAGACAATATGACGGAAGTAGTTGGACAACGATATCTAGTATTGCAACAGGAAGAGGTTTTGTTTCGGGGTGTGGTTCAAATAGTGCAGGATTAATTTTTGGAGGTAATCCTAGTAATACATTAACAGAAGAGTTTTCTGGAACAGCTGCTGTAAAAACAGTAACAACAAGTTAATAATGAATAAAATTAAAAGTATAATAACAAAGGAGTAAAAATTATGTCACTATTTATATATGGAACAGCTACAAACACAGGTAAAGATTTTTTTACCTATCAAGATAGATTAGATTTTTTTCTTTCAGGTAATCTAGGAAATGTATGGGTTATTGGAAACAATGAAAAAGGTGCTGTGTGGTTAGCTAATAAAAATGGTATTACAAAAACAAAAGCAGAAGCACAAGCTATTGTAGATGCAGAAACAACTAAAACACAAACAGAATGGGACGCATTAACTGATGAACAAAAAATTATGTCACCAGGTAGACCATCAAATATAACTTTACCGTAAGGAATTTATAATGAGCGACTACAACGTAATTGCCGGATTAAAAATTAAATACCTATCTGCAGATCCTTCAAATTCAGAAAACGGTCAGGTATGGTATAATTCTTCTACACAAAATTTACGTGTTGCAGGTGTTGCAGGCACTGGTACATGGTCAGCAGGTGGTAATGAAAATGTAGCTTGTTATGAACTTGCAGGAGCAGGAACTCAAACTGCGGCTTTAAAAATGGGTGGTGACTTGGCACCTGGATATACTTCTACAAACTCAACAGAAGAATATAACGGTTCTTCTTGGACAAGTGTGACTGGAATGCCTGGTGCTCTTTCTTATACAGAGGGGTGTGGAACACAAACTGCAGGATTAATTGCAGGAGGTGCGGCAATTCCATCTTACGCATCAACTACTACTTTTGAATATGATGGAACTAATTGGGCTAATGGTGGAGCCTTAGCTACACCCACAGGATCTACTGGACAATTAGCAGGTATTCAAACTGCATCATTAATTGCAGGTGGTGATCAAGTACCTGGTCCGAGATTTATATCAACTGTTGCAGAATATAATGGTTCTTCTTGGACTAATGTAACTAGTTTACCCACAGCAAGAAGAAGTCAAGGAGTTGCTGGAACACAGACAGCTGCTTTAGGCATTGGTGGTATACCTAATACAAATACTGTTTTAGAATATGATGGCACAAATTGGACATCAGGAGGAAACATGCCTGCCAATCGTAAAGGTATGGGTGCCGCAGGCACATCATCTCTTGCAATTGGTTATGGAGGTAATCCAGGAGCTTCACCTGGTCAATTAAATACTACATTAGATTATAACGGAACATCTTGGAGTGAAGGAGCAACTATGGGAGCAGGAAGACAATTAATGGGATACTCAAGTTCTTCTCCTTCTTCATCTACAATTAAATTTGGAGGTGCAAGTCCTATAACAGCGGCAACAGAAGAATATACTGTTCCTACTGGTACTGCAAACATAACTTCAAGTTAACTTGACTTATAATTTTAAGTAGTTATATTAAATCTATTCAATGAAAGGAATAAAAAATGACTGAGAAAAGAAATATACATGCTCTAATAGAAAAAGAAGCTCCTAGCTTAAATAATTTATTAGACCCTAATGACGTACAGGAATTTAAAGAACTAACAAACGAGCTTAGAGATACTTGGACTAAGAAACAAGTGTTTAGAACTGAAACAGAAATGAGAATGTCTGTTCTTCAAGATGCTAAGTATCCTACAAAAGCTTCAAAGTATTGGCAGTGCGTTAGAGAACAAAATGTATTCTTAGAAAATTTAATGTCTTTGTCATTTGATGCTAGACGTAATGAAGTTAAAATAAAAAGATTACAAGAAAAATTACTTACGGAAGAAGATTCTTTAAAAAAAGAATTACTTCAAATAGATATAGATGAAAAAACTTATTCAGTTGCTAATATGCAATTAGTAGCTAGAGATAGAATGAGAGAGATTAAATTATGGTCAACATTAAAAAAAGAATTTGATGACGGTTCATTTGATACACAAGATGTTAACAGACATCAATTAGAATCTTATCACCAAATTATGAAAAATAAAGCAGAGACATTAACACAAGGCTCATCACAGCCAGAAGTGTTTAATGTATTAGGACAATTACAAACTATAGAAAGAGTTAAAAAATCAGGAGAAATGATCTATAACAGGAAAGAGAAATTGACTAATGACCTCGGAGCCAAACCAGAATAGAAAACTATTTTTTTTAGTAGCACAGCCTAGATCGGGTAATACTTTATTTGCAAGTATTATGAATCAGAACCCTGAGATAGCTGCAACTGCTAATTCTATAACATTAGAGATAATGAAAGATCTACATCTATTAAAAAAAACTGATGTCTTTCAAAATTTCCCTGATCATAGATCCTTGGATAATGTATTAGATTCAGTCTACGATACTTTTTATAAAGATTGGCCACAAAAAGTAATCATTGACCGGGGACCTGTAACGACACCAAGTAATTTTCAGTTAGTGCAAAAACACTTTAAACGACCTTTTAAATGTATTATATTACTTAGAAATTTAATGGATGTTCTTGCAAGCTATATGCAATGGTATACAGAAAACCCTGATGCCTTTCCTAATAGATATAATTTAAATACCGATGAAGAAAAATTAAGTATGCTTATGAATAAAAATGGTGCTGTTGCTAAAGAGTTAGACGCAATTCAAAATTCATACAACTATCCAGGTATGTGTCACTATATAAAATACGATGATATGGTTACAAATCCCGAACAAGAGTTTGGAAAAATATATCAATTTATAGGTGAGCCTTACTTTAAACACAACTTTGAAAACCCAAGTGATGTAAAAGTTAATGGTTTAACTTATGATGATAAAATTATGGGTAGTAATATGCATAAACTATTTGCAGGTAAAGTTAGAAAAGTATATAACCCTTACATTGAAAAAATTCCAGAAAGAATAAGAGAAAAATATGGACACATTAAATTTTAAAGTATGTCCTTTAGGGCAAACTGTTTTAAAGTATCAAGTTCCGCTTGATATATTTAATGTTATTAACGATATTTATGAAACAAAATATCCAACATTACCTCCTGCTAATAAACAATTAGTTGGTAAAATTGAAAAGGAACATAGTTTATTTTATCAAGGTAAAGATACTTCAAAAATGCACCATCACAATATGTTAACAAATAATGTATTACAATGGATTGATACAGCTATGGGTCACTATTTAGATTTTAATGAAATCAAAGGTTATAAAAAATCAATAAATTCTATTTGGGTGAATCAAATGTTTCAACATGAATATAATCCAGTGCACGTGCACCAAGGAACTTTGTATACAGGTTTATCAAGTGTCATGATTTTAAAATTACCAGAATCTTTTGGAGTAGAATATTCTTCAAAACATAACCCAACGAATGGTATGCTACAAATAATGGGTTCAGTATCAGGTCAGTTTTCAGCTTGCGATTATTCTCCTAGTATTAAAGAGAGAGATTTTTATATATTTCCATATGATATGAGGCACTGTGTCTATCCTTTTAATGGACCCGGATATAGAAGAACGTTGTCTGCAAATTGTGATGTAGAATATAATCCCATAATGAATAGAGGTAGAGACTAATGTACGAAAATAAAATAATAACAGAACCTAGATGGAAAAGTTGGATTGTTCAAACAACAACACCTTTATTTACACCTGATCAATGTAGACAAATTATTGCATCAGGTAGAGCACAGAAACCACAACAAGCACAAGTAGGTGTTGGAAAACCAGGTGGTGGAACAGATACAAAAAAACGAATAACTAAAATCAGTTGGATTCCGTTTCAAGAAATGGGACATATGTACCAAGATTTAAATAAATTTATTCAACAAGCAAATAAAAATCATTTTGGTTTTGGTGATATAAGAGTTACAGAACAAGCACAGTTTACAGAGTACCCTGAAGGAGGATTCTATGATTGGCATATGGATTGTGATGTAAACATGGAACATGAACCTCCTGTAAGAAAAATATCAATGACTCTTTTATTAAATGATCCATCAGAGTTTGAAGGTGGAGATTTAGAACTTATGGCACCAGGAAAATATGCAGAACTTAAACAAGGTCATGCAATTATATTTGCGTCATTTTTAAATCATAGAGTTAATCCAGTTACCAGAGGTATGAGACAATCTCTTGTTGTTTGGTTTGGAGGCAAAGCTTTTAGATGATTAGAGAAGAATTTTTTCCTACCAGTGTTTTTGGTAAAGATATAAAATTAGATAATAATAAACTAGCACAAGACATTGTCAACTGGTCTAATCAAGATCAGGGATTACAGAAAACAAATTACAAAGGATGGCATTCTACAACCAACATGGCATCAAAGCCAGAGTATCAACCTTTAGTTGATGAGTTAATGATCATGTGTAAAGATATGTTTAAAGAAGAATGGTTAGATAGAGAACCCGTTCTTGGTAATATGTGGGCTAACATAAATCCTAAAGAAGGAATGAACCAACCACACATACACGCTAACTCATTATTCTCAGGTGTGTATTATGTTAAGTCAAACCCACAAGCTGGTAGACTTAAAATATATGACCCAAGACCCGGAGCACAAATAGTAATGCCTGCAAGAAAAGAAGGTCAACCTCCTAAACATTTGTGGAGAGATGCAAATATTGATCCTATTCCAGGACGTATTATAATGTTTCCTGCATGGTTATGGCATAGTGTTGAACCTAATGAATCAAATGATATAAGAATATCAGTAAGTTTTAATTTTATACAACATGGCTTTTAATAAATATCAAGTAATAAAAGGTGCTATTAGTTATGAGTTAGCTAATTTTATATTTAATTATTTCTTACTTAAAAGAGATGCAGTTAAATATATGTACGAGAATAACATTATTTATGACAATGGAATGTTTGGAACATGGAGAGATTTTATGGTACCAAATACTTACGGTCATTATGCAGACCATGTAATGGAAACCTTATTAATGAAAGTATTACCAGTAATGCAAAAAAAAACCGGACTAGATCTATGTCCTACGTATTCGTATGCAAGGTTATACAAACAAGGTGATGAATTAAAACGACATAGAGACAGACCAAGCTGTGAGATATCTACGACGATAAACTTGGGTGGTGATCCATGGGCAATCTTTCTGGAAGGAACTAAAGTCTTGCTTGAAATAGGGGATATGCTAGTATATAGTGGCTGTGAACTTGAACATTGGCGAGAGCCTTTTGACGGGAACATTTGCGGTCAAGTATTTCTACATTATAATCATGTGAATGGCCCATTTGCTGAGAAAAATAAATTTGATGGGAGAGCTATGTTAGGTCTACCATCAGGAATAAAATAGTATTATAATGAGGCTATATGTTACAAAAATTAGGTATTGTACCAGGATTCAACAAACAAGTATCAGATACAGGAGCCGAAGGTCAATGGATCGAAGGTGATAATGTACGTTTTAGATATGGGAGTGCTGAAAAAATAGGTGGCTGCCTTCAATTAGGGGCAGATAAACTGACCGGTGCAGCAAGGGCTCAACACAATTGGGACAATAATGCTGGACTTAAATACTCAGCAGTAGGTACTAATAGAATTTTATACGTTTTTTCCGGTGGTGTTTTTTATGATATTCATCCAATTAGATTAACATTAACTAGCTGTACTTTTGTCAGTGACGGATCTACTACAGTTACTGTAACTTGTTCTGCTGCTCATGGTTTAAAAGACGATGATATCGTCTTATTTTCTAACACTACTATTCCAGGAGGATCTAGTTTATCCGCAGCTACTTTTAATGATGTAAAGTTCATGGTTACAAGTGTTCCAACTTCAACTACTTTTACAATTACATTACCTGCAAATGTTACGGGAACAGCTTTAGCTGCAAACAATACTTCAACAACAATTCAAATTTATTATTCCGTAGGTCCAGCGCAACAAGTTGCTGGTTTTGGTTTTGGTACAGGTCTATATGGAGGAACTTCCCCCGGTCCCGCAACCTCTACTCTTGCGACTGCCTTAACGGATACAACAACAACTAACATTGTTCTTGCTAGTTCAAACTCGTTTCCGGCATCAGGGACCATAAGAATAGGTACAGAAGATATTTCTTACACAGCCAATAACACAGGAACAAATACTTTAAGTGGTGGTGCTAGAGGTGTAAATGGTACAACAAAAACTACACATTCTCAAAACGCTGTAATTACAAACGTAAGTTTATTTATAGGATGGGGCCAAGCTTCAACTAGTGTCTTTCCTTTTGATCCAGGTTTGTGGGTATTAGATAACTTTGGTACAAAATTAATTGCACTTATTTATAATGGAGAATGTTTTGAATGGGATGCAGCAGCAGCAGATGCAACTTCAACAAGGGCAACTATCATTGCTAATGCACCAACAGCATCACGTCATGTATTAGTATCAACTCCAGATAGACACTTAGTATTTTTTGGAACTGAGACTACAATTGGAGATAAGACTTCACAAGATGATATGTTTATTAGATTTTCTGACCAAGAAAATATTAATGAATACACTGTAAGAGCAGAAAATACAGCAGGTACTCAAAGACTAGCAGCTGGTTCTAAAATTATGGGAGCCTCTAAAGGTAGGGATGCAATTTATGTTTGGACAGATACAGGATTATTTTTAATGCAATTTGTCGGTCAACCTTTCACATTTGCTTTTTCACAAGTTGGAAACAACTGTGGGTTAATAGGTAAGAATGCATCTGCTGAAGTTGATGGTGTTGCTTATTGGATGTCAGAGAATGGTTTCTTTACTTATGATGGTCAATTAAGATCTATGCCTTGTTTGGTAGAAGATTTTGTTTATGATGATTTAAATAGCACACCTAGAGATTTAATTTATGCAGGGACTAATAATTTATTTGGAGAAGTTGTATGGTATTACCCGACTGCAAATTCAAATGTAGTAAATAGAAATGTTACTTATAACTACTTAGATTCTACAACTCAACGTCCTATATGGACAACAGGGACTTTGGCTAGGACTACTTGGCAAGATTCTGCAGTTTTTGATAAACCCCATGCTACTGAATATAGTGCCGGAGACAATGCTTCTTTCGATGTTGTTGGCAATACTGATGGAAGTAGTATATACTTTGAACAGGAAACGGGGAAAGATCAAGTAACTAGTTCAGCGACTACTACTATTGCAGCAACTATTACTTCTGGTGATTTTGATATAACTCAAAAAAGATCTTCAACAGGACAAGCCTCAGCAGGCATGCCAGATGATAGAGGGGATGGTGAATACATTATGAGAATAAGTAGATTTATACCTGACTTTATAAGTCAAACAGGTGCAGCTCAAATTAGTTTTGTAACTAAAGATTATCCAAATAGCACAGGAGTCACTACAAA